AGTTTTCGTTCAAACTCATCTGGAACAAGATAACCGCCCTCTGCGTCTGTGCCAATGTGTAAATCATCGTGGACATCGATCCAGTTGCGGTTTCTGACGCTATTCCAGAAAGCCTTCTTGTAAGTATCACTTGCTGTACCTGTCTTTTCAGAAATAGTCGGTGCTGTGGGTTTTCCGAGAACAGGTGTTGAGGTTGCCTTGTTCATTTCTGCCTCAATTTCAGCCTGTCTTTCCAGACGCTGAATTTCCTTTCCAAGGTCTACAATCGTCTGTTCCATTGCATCGTAGGTCTTGGAATCTTCCTCGCTGAGAACGCCGTTTGCATTTCTCTTGCTGTCAAGAAAATCACGGGCAGTGTCCCAAGCCTTCTTTCTCTTTTCTCTGAGTTCTTTAATCGTCATAATCAATTCCTCCAATCAATATTTCAAAAGTGCCAGTCTTTTTTCAAGCTGGTCAATGGGTGTTCCTGTAACGGATTCTGCTGATGCAGATACTTTGGATAAGAATGCAGATAGATTCTTCGATTTAGAATAGGTCATTGCAGTCAGTGTATCTTCTTTTTCCTCTTCATCCTGTTCTTCCTCTTTGGGAACAACAGGCATTTTCTTCTCTGCAAACAGAATCCCGTCCACAAACCCCATCTCATGAGCCTTTTTTGCATTGAGCCATGTTTCATCGGACATCAGTTTTGCAATCTTATTTCTGCTGAGATGGGATTTGGTTTCATAGGCGTTAATAATGCTCTCTTTGACTTCATCAAGCAAGATGATAGCTTTTTCCATATCCGCCTTGTTTCCCATAGCACAAGTGCTGGGGTCGTGGATCATCATTAGGGCAGTTGGTGCAATCAAGGTTTCATCGCCTGCCATTGCCACAACCGATGCGGCAGAGGCAGCAATGCCGTCAATTTTCACGGTAACCTTGCCTTTGTGATTTTTCAACATGGAATAAATCTGACTCGCTGCAAACACATCGCCGCCCGGCGAGTTCAGCCAGACTGTCAAGTTTCCGCTGACTTTTGCGAGTTCATCACGGAACAATGCAGGTGTGACCTCATCGCCCCACCAGGTATCTTCAGAGATAGGACCGTTAAACAAAAGCTCTGTTTCCGATGTATCTTCGTTTTGGATAAAGTTCCAGAATTTCTTCATTTGGCTTTCTCCTCCTTTTCTGAATTTTGATTTGCAAATGCTCCTGCATCAGCGAGTTTTGTAAAGCTGCCATTTACAAGATACAGGTTTCCACCCTCTTCGTCTGAAAGCATATTCATATCTTCAAGTTCTCGGATGTCATTCGCTGACATCCAGCCGTTTTGTCTTGCGGTAGCATAGCCTTGCATTCTGGAAGCATAGTCACCACGCAGAAGTCCGTCTACATTGAACTTCACAAAATACTGCCCCTTTTCAGAATCAGAAAGAAGTGCTTTCTGCAAAGACTGCTCCCATCGAACGATCCAAGGGTCAAGGCTGTATTTCACGAAATCCAATGATAGATGTTCCACGTTACTGAATGTTGCGTGGTCAAGGTCGCCAATCATATGGAGCGGTACACGGTACATTCTTGCAATCTCCTCGATCTGAAACTTTCTGGTTTCCAGAAACTGTGCTTCATTATTTGGAATAGCAATAGGAGTAAACTTCATGCCCTCCTCTAAAACTGCGACCTTGTGGGCGTTTCTTCCGCCATAGGCTCTTTGCCATGCATCACGCACACGTTCCGGATTTTTGATTACCCCGGGGTGTTCTAACACGCCACTTGGTGAAGCACCATTTCCAAAAAACGATGCTCCATATTCTTCGCAGGCAATAGAAATGCCGATCGCATTTTTTGCAAGTGCAATCGGCGAATATCCAACCAGACCATCAAATCCTAAACCTGGAATGTGCAGGACTTCATCAGCATAAAGAATGATGTCACCCTGTTCTTTCAAATTCGGATTGGCCTCATCATAACGGCTATAAATATATATCAAGCGGTTTTTTTCATCACGATCAACTTTCATCTTATCCGGCATCAGAGGATACAATCCTAAAACATCACCTCTGCCGTTTCGGATAATCTGTGCATAGGCATTGCCATAAATCAGCAGATGGGACATCAAGGTTTCTCTGAAAACAAAAGAAGTCATTTCTGGATTTGGCTGATCGTGGAGTAAAAAGTAAAGCGGATGCTGTGGCACTCGCTCTTTTCCGCTATCGTTGTATTTGTACAAATGCAGTGGCAGCTGGGCAATTGCTTCTGACAGCACACGCACACAGGCATACACCGCAATATGCTGCAGGGCGGTTCTGTCGGTAACTCTTTTTCCAGCATTGCTTCTGCCGAAAAAATATGTGTATGACGAGCTGTCATAACTATTTTGTGGCTTATCTCTGGACTTGAAAAGTCCACTGAAAATTCCCATGTGCATCAGCTCCTTTCGGTTGACTTTTTCTCTGGGCGTATGTTATAATATAGAAAAGCGGAGGATGTCAGCTATATAACTATATTTAAAGAAAAGAGGTTGCTTACGATGTTAGTTCAGAGAATCGAAGATTTTATACAAAATAATGATTCTATTTTCCCACTTACTGTAGCATATAAAAATGGAAGCCGCTTTTATTCTGACTTTATTGCCATGATTAAAACTTTTGAAGCTAATCTTTTTGAAAAAGAGCAGGATAATATTTACAATAAAATAGCAACAGCATATTCGATAAACGATGTTCAAGTATACCTTCAATGTAACTGTGAGTTAATGGTCTTATATTATATTTTGAGAAAGTTTAATACTGGCTTTAAATATGAACCTAAATATAACGGAAATTATAATCCAGAATGCTCATTTGAACATAAAGGCGTTGTTGTAAATATTGAAGTCAAAACTCCAAACTATAGCAAAAGAATAGCGCAAGAAAACAGCAATTCGCTAAAGTTTTTTGCTGCTGAAAGAATTCCAGATAAACAAGCAGTTATTGAAGAACTTTCTGGAATGATAAACCTTGATGATACAGATTATGAAGGCGTTGAAGAACTATCCAGATTGGATAACAAATTAAAAGATTATTTAGAACACTCACAAAAAAAGTTTCCAAACGGCGATGACTATTTTAATATTCTCGTCATTGTCTTACAAACTATCTCTGACCTTGACGAATGGTATTCTTATATTTTTGGGGAAAAAGGAGCTTTTACAGAGTCAAGTTTTATAGAATCAAATTATGAAAATGTGGATTCTATTTTACTGTGTTCTCCAATTAACGGAATCATAGGTGGAGAAAAATACTACAATACAAATGTTTGGTATTTGGAAAAATCTCTGAGTATACTATTATTTGATGATCGGAAGACCAAAACAAATAAAGTAAAATTACAATACTATGCTAATAATGCGATTTACTTTTTCGGTGCATATTCACGTTCATTCTTTGATTTTACACGAATGCTAAGTGAGTACACTCCAGATAGTCTTACAAAAGAAGAGTATGCGATCTATAAACAGATTGATTTAGCTATCATTTCTGAATACTATAAGTATCTTCAAAATAAAAACAAAGAAAACTGACACTATCAGTTAAAGTACCAGCATCTCCCTGCTGTCATAAATGCTGTCGCCGGAGTCGTTTCCACAGCGAATTGCACGGTCAAGAGCCATAATCATGGCAACCGCACCGTCGATATTCTCTGTGGATTTTTCTTTGTCCGGCTTGATGTTTCCGGCAGGATCACGGCGAATGAAGATGTTGTCCATCATCCACCTTAAAACCGGATGCCCGTTGTGGGCAAGTGTCTGTTCCAAGGTCAGCTTCATCAGTTCTTTGGTCGGTGGTGACATATCTTTATATCCTTGTCCGAACTGCACCATCGTAAAACCCAACCCCTCAAGATTCTGCGACATCTGCACACAACCCCATCTATCAAAAGCTATCTCTTTGATGTGGAATTTCTGCCCCAGTTCATCAATGAAGTTTTCGATAAAACCATAATGGACAACATTTCCTTCAGTGGTTTTCAAGTAGCCTTGCCGTTCCCATATATCGTAGGGAACGTGGTCACGTCTTACTCTGAGTGGCAGTGTTTCTTCCGGCAGCCAGAAGTAAGGAAGAACATAATAATGTTCATCATCTTCAGTAGGTGGAAAGACAAGCACGAAAGCTGTAATATCCGTTGTACTGGAAAGGTCAAGCCCACCGTAGCAGATACGACCTGCAAGCATCTCTTCATCAAAAGAAACCTTGCATTTGTCCCACTTCTCCATCGGCATCCAACGTACTGCCTGTTTTACCCACTGATTCAAACGCAGTTGTCGAAAAGCATTTTCTTCACCGGGAGTTTCCTTTGCAGAATTACACGCAGCCACCACCTTATCCATGCCGATGGTCTTATCCAGACTTGGATTTGCCTTTTTCCAAACCTTCGGGTCAGTCCAATCTTCCGATTCATCTGCACCATAAATAACCGGATAGAAAGTCGGATCATGCTTTCTGCCCTCCAGAATGTCCTTTGCCTTTTGGTGAACTTCATAGCAGATTGAATTTGTGTCAGTTCCGGCGGTGGTAATCAGGAAATACAAAGGCTGCATTCTGGCATCGCCGGAACCTTTGGTCATAACATCGAACAGCTTTCTGTTCGGCTGCGTATGCAGTTCATCAAACACAACCCCGTGAATGTTGAAACCATGTTTGCTATAGGCTTCAGCAGAAAGCACCTGATAGAAGCTGTTGGTCGGGATGTACACGATACGCTTTTGTGAGGTCAGAATTTTCACTCGCTTGGAAAGGGCAGGGCACATTCGCACCATATCCGCTGCTACGTCAAATACAATAGCAGCCTGTTGGCGGTCGGCAGCACAGCCATACACCTCCGCACGTTCTTCGCCGTCACCGCAAGTTAATAGCAGAGCAACGGCAGCAGCAAGTTCTGATTTGCCATTTTTCTTGGGAATCTCAATGTAAGCCGTGTTAAACTGACGATAGCCATTCGGTTTCAGAATGCCGAACAGGTCACGGATAATTTGTTCCTGCCAGTCCAGCAGTTCAAATTTCTTTCCTGCCCAGGTGCCTTTGGTGTGGCTGAGGCACTCGATAAAGGAAACAGCATAATCTGCCGCCTTTTTATTGTATTTAGAATCTTCTGCCATAAAGCGTGTCGGTCTGAATCTTGCCATTGCATCACCTCCCTCAACAAAAAAGACCTGCCAAAAAGCAAGTCTGCATCATTTATTTTTATGCCCCGGTGGGCTTTTTGTAATTGAGATTCTATTCCCATTGTAACCATATTACCATACAAAAGCAAGGATAGCAAGCGGCGAAACAGACAGAAAAAACGTAGAAATTTCGCCATTTTCTTGTGTAGGATACACCAATAGAAATTTTTCCGGTACGACCGCCAGAGCCTTTCGGCTCCGGCTTTTTTGTGTGGAATTTTGTTTGGTTTAGTTGTACTGCTTCAGCAGAATTGCCAGTGCAGTTTCAGTTTCCTCATCCTCCGGCGGAATATCCATGCCCCGGTCGAAATTGAACACCGTTTTGCCATTCCGCCGCAGGGAGATTTTCGAAGCTCTGCCTTCCTCATATCCAAAAGTGGAAGGCTCCTCATAGTGTTTCACCCAGTAGTGAAATACGCTTGCTCCAACCCGAATCGTTCCTTCTGTCCACATTGTTTTTTCCTCCGGTTTTCGTTGTTTTTGCCTTTCGGCATGATGTATATTACCATAAACCAAAGGAGAAGTCAACGAAATTTCCGGCATATTCTGCACAAAGATGAAAGCAGAAAATTGTGTATGATACCAACCAAAAAAGCAAGCCCCACGTTGCCCTGTGTGGGGCATTTGTGGGAAAGGGAAAACCACTCGGAGGAAACAAAACTACGCCGGACAGGGCAACACAGCAGCTGTACGAGCCGCAGCCCCCTTGATTCAGGGGCTGCTTGGAGCGTGCAGGAAAGCTTATCGTGTGATTTTGAAATCGCCGTAGTAGAAATGGTTTTTCCTGATGTAATCCGTCATCCAGTTTTCGGCTTTTTCAAAGTCGTCAAACTCTTTGATCACCAGCCATTCCTGCTTGCCGGGGGTGTAAATGTGAATCCCATTTTCCACCCTTTCGGTTGCTGTTCCTGTTACCGTCAACGCTTTTACTTTCCATGTTTTTGCCATTGTGTGTTCCTCCGTTTTTTTTGTTTTTCCCTTGCGGTAACTGTATATTACCATACTTTCGGAGGGATAGCAAGCCGCTAAACGTACAGAAAAAGCGATGGAATTTCGGCACTTTCTTGTGTATCATACACCAACGAAACAAGAGCCCTTGTGCCGCCTTGTGTGGGGCATTTGTGGGAAAGGGAAAACCACTCGGAGAAAACAAAACTACGCCGGACAGGGCAACACAGCGGCTGTACGAGCCGCAGCCCCTTTCGGGGCTTTGGTCTTGGATTGTGGGTTTTGGGTTACCGTCCGGTCTGGCACTCCCATTCAAATTCGCAGGCTGCCTCGTACTCCTCATCGAAAAGGGCATCGTCATCGATTTCCTTTTCCGTAAAGTCGATGCTGTCGATTTCCTCGCAAACCGTGTGGAGGCTTTCGGCATCTGCCTTTGCAAGGCTTTCTGCGTTTTCCTCAACCCATGCGGTGAACTCCTCGTTGTCCAGCCTGTCCTCGTTTTCAATCTCCAGTTCGTATTCGTAGTCCGCATCGAACCAGGTGATGACCGCCTTTGTGATTTCGGTT